GCGTAGACCTTTTCCGTTATCCGACTGTCTTTGTGACCCAGCAGCTTTGCCACCTCAATAATTGGTACCCCATCGCGCACAAGGTTCGTCGCAACAGAATGACGAAGAACGTGTGGGGTCACGCCTTCCAAGCCGCAATCCTCAAGAATGTTCGCCCACGCCTTTCGCATATCACGAATGCGTCTGCCGTTGTTGGAGATGACATACATACTATCACGGTCTATCCCCGACAGGAGCGTATGCATCTCTGACGAAATCGGTATCACTGCGCGGTTCTTGCGTCTGTTTCTACGGTCGTGCTTGTCCCTGAAGTCGATCACCCCTTCCTTCCAGATCACTTGAGGCCACTGAAGAGACAGGATTGCCTCCTTGCGCTGCCCGGTGAGCAGGGCGATAGCGACAAAAAGAAAGACATGCGGGTACCTTTTTGAGGCTTCTAGGAATCGAAGACACTCCTCCTTATCAAGCCACATCTTCCTTGGCTCAGGCTCAGGTAGTCTTTTGATAACAATTACGCGGTCAATTATTCCTTCCGCGTTTGCCCATCTCAGTGCTGCGCTCAATACACCCAACTCTCGATTGACTGTACCGGCACTGGCGTCTCTCTTCTTGGTGTAAGCGGAGACATGCTTGCCGCTTAATTTGTGGATTGGAATGTCTCCGAAGTGAGGGGCTAACCTCTTCCAAGCGATAGATGCTCGTTTGTGGTCGATAGCTACATGATCAACATGATCAGAAATATACCTATTTACGACCTGCTCCACTGATGTTATTTTCATGTCGTGCGATTTCCTTTCAAATCGTATGTCACCTCATGACTTTGGGGAGGCGTCTAGTCAACGCCTCCCCTTTATCTTGTGAACGTCGATCTCATATCCCAGTTCACTGAACCATTTTTCGACTGTGCTAAAGGCAACATTCGTCTTGCCATTTTCAAAATTAGCTATTGTGCTGGCGCTAGTGCCTGTAAGAGAAGCAAGAACCTCTCTCGACAAAGGGGCTTCTTTTCGCAGAACCTGAAGTTCTGTGCAAAGCCAGTGGATGTTCATTTCTTTTCGCTTTCTTCTTCTTCAACGTAACGCTCTGCTGCCTCCCTCACCACAGAGGCTGCTGTAACATTTTGCTTGGAGGCGATATCCCTAATCCGATTTATGAGACGGAAGGGAAAAACAATGTTCCAAGTCTTACTTGGTTCCGTCATTCGACGAGGTCGGTTCAGTTGTCCCGCCATTGTCTGCCTCCATAATCTTTTCATATATGTCCTCAGCTACTGCTGCATACCCAGCTATATCAATGTGTGAGTCAAGTTTGGGTCTATTCATGCACCGGGCAACTTTTACCAAGCCCATCATCATTGCAACATCGTAGGCAGTTAGAGGTTTGCCAGACCACTCTCTTCCGGTAATCCATGTATTCCACAGATTAGCTATGCGGGTATGATTAACGAGGGAATCCCCGTAATCTTTGTGCCTGTCTCCGCATACGTTTTCTATTGCGCCCTCAAGCACATCTAATTTCTTTTCATGCATAGTTACCTCTGCTTTCAAATTCACCGAGAAGTTCTGTCCATAATTTCTGTGCGGTTTTGTTAGACGAAAGTTCTATGCGACTGTGTATGCCGCAATGTTGACGCACAGCCATTGCAGCGGCCTCTTCGTTTTTCTCAAAAATCAAACCTTGATCAAACAACCAATCTTGGAATGAATCCTCCCGGCAAAGCATACCGGCTTGATTGACGATCTTGTTAGCCTCTCGCACACTGGGTGGCGTGATGATTGTATCGTCGTCGTCCAGTCGCGCCATGCCAACCATATACCGAGAACCAATCGGATCAGACATGAGGTCTGGGGGAACATCGTTTGGGTGAACAACAAGCGTTATAGCTATGCCGTCTTTGGTTTGGCGAAGAGCGGTCTTTATGGCTTCAAGTCCGTAGCTTCGCTCTTGAATTGTTTTATCCATTCTTCTGGGTCAACTCCTTGCAAAGCCCACCACCTTTTCTCGTTGCCGTGCATGTGAAGTTCTTTGTGGTGCATATCGCACAGAGGAACAGTCATATCGTCAGGCACTTTTAGAGACATCGCGGCGGGCGCTGTGAAGGTTACGTGATGAGCGACAGTGTAGGGAGAGCCACACACTAAGCATGGTCTCTCCCTGACTGAGGCCAGCCATTTCTTAGAACGGAATCTCGTCGTCGAGATCATCGTTTTGAACCTCCGGTTCAGGCGTTGGTTTCTTGTACGGCTCCTGTAGCCAGACCGAAAGATACTGACCGCTTTTGCCCTGCCAGACCTTCCCGGCAATCTCAAGTTTCGCAACCTGCTGACCTTCTGTTTGCCTTCTTTTAGACATCCCTGTCTCTTTGTTTTTGAAGGCCTCAACGAGGTACCGTGCCGCATCTTTGGTGATCTCAATATCACCGCTGATATCAGGCTGCTTCTCGTTGTGGTTGTCAGCGTGGCTGATGTTGATCGACATGGAGTCGATTTTGCGTTGATTGCGGAAGATATTACCGCCGCCGAAATTAGACTTCGCCATTAATTTTCTCCTTCTTCGTATGAATATACCTCACCGCTCTGCGCGGCTTTCTTTGCTTCCTTAAAGAACCCCATAACTCGCTTGTGAATTTCTGGAGCACTCTCTGCGATCATTCCAATCGCGTCCTTGTTGTGCTTGTAGAAGGCCTCGACGGCTTTAACGCACTCGTCGTTAGTGTCGTAGACAGGCTCACCGGAGAAACCTTCCTCGGGATTAGCACCGGCCCGATCACCAAGTGACGGCATGAACGTCGAGAAAACCTTCTCAACAATGTCGAACGCATCGCTATCGCCGTTGATCGTGGCGAACTGTTCGCCCTCCTCCATCTCAACAATATCAGCATGATGGTCGAGCATCTTTCCTCGGAAACCATCTGTTGATGGGTTAATTTTAACCTCTGGCTCCTCTTTCTTAACCTTCTTCGGTTTAGCCTTGGGCTTCTCTTCGATCTTCTCTTCGATCTCTTCCGGCTCTTCCTCAGCAATCAACTCGTCGGCTGCGCCTTCGTAAAGGAGCAAACCAAACCCGTGGTAAGCAATCGTTTTCACAAGCCCTCTCTGTAAGGCTGTGTTGACTGCCATCGGATCGGGTGTCTGCACCGCCTTGTTGCGGTAATCTAGAACCGGAAAGGTCTCGGTTATTGAATCGCCATCAATCGTGACGGTGACCTTAACGTATGCAAAACCCTTCTTGTCCATCGCGTAGGGTATGGAATAACTCGGCTCCCCCACTGTAAACCAATGCTTTTCAAAAGAAGCATCTGGGTGCCTCTTTTTGATCTGGGACCAAGCATATGACCACTTTAAATAGTCAAACCCATTCTTCTTTTCGATCTTGTCCGCAGGGATTTTAGCCTCAAAGAGGCTCTCAAAATTACCCTTCTTGGTTGTCATCTTTTACCTCATGCCATTGGTTGCACCATTGATTGACCCGGCAATAGTTGTTCGCACATCTGGTGAACTCACCGGGCCTCTTTTCCACTCGCCGGGTGTCATCCTCGGCGGCGAAACTCTGGGCGTCGTCTTCATTATCGAAGACCCGCAACGCCCTTTTATTCTTACCTTTGTGGACTGCCCATTTGGTGGGACGCGCCCATCTCTCTGCATCAGAGCAGTCGGGCAGCCCGTTGAACTCTTTCTCAAGTTCTGCTCTCGAATGCTCACGAACCCGACCTTGAACGTAGGCGTCCTGTTCAGGCTCTGACCATAAAGGAACATCGATCTCGACAATCGGTGCAGCAGGATAATCTTCTCGCCTGTCGGCGTCGGCTTTGCGCCAGTCTCGTAATACCCCGATAACTGACGCAGAACGAACGCGCAGACCCTTGGCGTGGCGAACCAGATAGGCATAGACGTTTAGCTGCCGCTCCCAATCTGAGTGGTCCGACATCATCGCCTTGTATACGGAGGTGGATTTGAAATCTTTGAGATCGACCTCGTCGTCGTCTTCGTACTGGAGATCAATCTGCCCGGAGATCAAGGTGCCATCTACGTCGTGCTCAAGTCTCTCCTCTGCGACGTAGCTGTTGCTGGCAGCGTTCTCGAACACGGTGTGGATAGCAGTACCCATCACGCGGTAGACGAGTTCCGATACGTCCTCGGTTATTTCGTGTCCGTGCTCTTGCCGCAGTTGTGAAATTCTGGGAGAATCGATCAGCGTCGTGACACGGGTGCCTTCGACTACCTCTCCTTTTTCAAACTCAGTGAGCGCTTTCACCACTGGGTCTGGTAAACCAGTCTTATTTGTGTACCTCATGTGAGCGAACATACAGAGGGAAATAACTAATGGCAATAGATTTATTAGATACCGATAAATTGTGGCTCACGGATTGGTTATTTAGTTGTGAGATTTTAGGTGAGCCAGCCAGTAAGGCTAACTCCCGCAAGATTGTTAAGTTTGGAAACAGGCCAGCTTCGATCAAGTCTGACAAGGCGAGGGCCTACGAGAAAACATTTGCCAGTCAATGCAGGGTTCTAGATGAATTGATCGAAGATGATGTCTTGCTCTGGTGCAAAATTTGGTACGCCTCCCGCCGACCTGATCTTGATGAAAGCCTGATCATGGATTTGTTGCAGGACCGCGCAATCAAGAACGACCGGCAGATTAAAGCGAAGGTTGTTTTACATGCTCTGGACAAGGAAAACCCACGAGCAGAAATAAGGTTGGCGAAAATTCCTGTTTGACGATTTGTTAAACCACCACTATGACAGAAGTGGAGGTGACAAAATGACTGACTTACAAGACACACTGCGCGGTAGATACGCGCATCGATCTATCGGGCAATACAGAGACACCTGTCCTGTCTGCTCACACACCCGAAGAAAATCCAATCAAAAGCAAAAAGTCTTGTCCATCAAGGTGACAGAGGACGGCGTCCGCTGGCTCTGCCACCATTGTGGTGAGAACGGAGGAACAGACAGAGTGGAAAAAACAGCAGAGATTAAAAAGTTTACGCCGCCAAAACAGAAAATAGAGGATGACGCCGTTGACTACCTTAGGTCACGCGGACTGTCTGACAAGGTAATCGCCTCGGGGCGAGTTGTCTCTGCCACGAAGTGGTTACGCAAAGCGAACGCAGAGGTGCCGGTGGTTGGCTTCCCATACGTTGATCCAAATACCGATAACATTTACGCGGTCAAATATCGTGGGATCGATATCAAGGATCACATTCAAGAGGGCAGCGCGACCAGCTTCTATGGCGTCGAGCGTATCGTTGATGAAGAGCCGATAGTTATCGTGGAGGGGGAGATTGATTGCCTCAGCGCGAGAGAGGCTGGGGTGCGGAACGCAATTAGCGTCCCGAATGGCGCTCCCGTCAAGGTCAGTGACGGGACAGTCGATCCATCGGAGGACCGGAAGTTCAACTACGTGTGGCAAGCACATGAGAAGTTGAAGAAGGCTGAGAAGATCGTCATCGCTGTAGATGGTGATGCTCCGGGCAAGGCCCTCGCGGAAGAACTGGCGAGACGCATAGGCAAGTCCAAGTGCTGGACCGTCGAGTTTCCTGACGATTGCAAAGACGCTAACGATGTTCTGCTGCGGCACGGCAAGGCAGAACTCCGCAACATGATTGATGCGGCAACTCCTTGGCCGATAGCCGGACTGTATGACACCGACCACTACGCTGATGCGGTGAAACATCTCTACCAGAACGGTGCTGGCAAGGGACTGACCACTGGCTTCGCTTGTGTAGATGAACTTTTCACGATTAAGAGCGGGATGCTTCACATCGTGACCGGTGTTCCGTCGATGGGTAAATCAGAGTTTGTTGATCAAATCTTATTCAACCTCGCTGCAACCTACGATTGGAAACACGCAATTTGCAGCTTTGAAAACCCGCCGCACATGCACATCGCTAAATTTCTTGAGAAGAAGCTGCGGAAGCCATTTCACATTGGGCCGACGCAGCGCATGTCAGAGGACGAGATGGAAGACGCGATGGATTGGCTTCGGGATCACTTCATCTTCATGGAGCAGAGCGACGGCACTTCGGCAACCATCGATGATATTCTGGAGCGGGCATCGGCAGCGGTAGCCCGCATGGGTGTTCGCACATTAACTATTGATCCGTACAATTATATGGAGATGGGGCTGGGGTCTAAGAGCGAGACAAACCTGATCAGCGAGATGCTGACAAAGGTTCGGAACTGGGCGGCGGCCCACGATGTCGCCGTGTTCTTTGTCGCTCATCCGTCGAAATTGTATCGACAGAACGATGGGAACTATCCGGTTCCCAAGGGATACGACATTTCATCCTCAGCAAGTTGGTTTGCAAAGGCGGATGTCGGTTTGACGGTTCACCGGAACTTTGACCGGGAGACCGTGGAGGTTCATGTGTGGAAGGTTCGCTTCAAGCACCTTGGAAAGCAGGGGGTGTCTGAACTGACATATGATGTCATCACGGGGACCTACCAAGAAGTCCACGAGGATTGGGACGTTGAAATTTAGGAGGGGGATTGCTCCCCCTCCCTTCGATTAGTTGTCAGGCTTCGCTTCTGCTGGGATGCAATTTGCGTCCTGATGCATCGGCACATGGTTCACCTCGCCAGTGACGTTATTGACCAACGCTTTGGCTTTGTATGACCTACCGTTCTCGTCAATCAAGGTGATCGGGACTTCAACGATCATCTTGCTTTGGCTCCGGGGCTGTTCCATTAGAACCTCCATTAGATCGGATGTGCGCCTGTTTGATCAGAAACTGAATCTGAGACGATACGTTCCTGACCTCTTTGTCGCACATATCCCTCAGAATTCCGTGAAGATCATCGGGAAGATTGATGTGTAGTCTCTGCATTTAAGTTCTCCTTTCTACGGGCCACCTCAGCGACCTTTTGTTTCCAGATGTTTTTAACCTCTGGGTCTGTTGCTTCAGCCTGTGCGCGGCATAAGCTCTCGATTACTTCGTCAGCGATAACTCCAATTCTCTTCATCAGTTAGTTCCCCAAAAAAGTGTCGTTGCGATAACGATACCAACCACTGGTAAGGTTAAAGTTAACCCGACAATGGTTGTGACAACTTCGCCTTTAGTGTCTAAGTTGCTGGTTGATGTCCCAACAAAAAAGACAAAAAGACTAAGTGTCACAATCGCGCCCAACAAATAACATAGGTGCCATGTCATGTCACTCTCCCATTCTGTCTATGGCCCGTGTCTCGGGCGTTTCTAGATCAACGGCTTTCACCGCTCTTTCGGTTTTGCAGTCGTCGCAATACCAAAAGTCTGTTGTGTCTTGAGTCATGATGTACTCGTCAAGACCGCCGCATTTGCGGCATCTTTTGAATTTCTCCATATGTCACCTCCTGTGAGTTAGCGTGTAGTCTTTCGTAATGACGCCCAGTTTGGGGTCGCCTCGCAGATGGGAAGAAACCCAAACGCGCTTTCCGCTCTTTCGGTAACGCCGCCAGTGACCGCGCACACTGTGTTGACGGCGACTGCTCTCATTCATGCCACCAAAACCATTTGGCATGACCGTGACCCCATGAAATTTTGGCAGGTCAATGGATACTTCAATGTGAGAATTGCCACGATGGAACTTGCCATGACGGTAGCGGCGCTTGCTGCCAGCTTCTTTCTGCTCCTTTACAATCCAGTCGTAGTTCAGCATCGCAAAAACGGTGATCAAAAACCGGGAGTCACCGTTGGTCATGTCAGACCCAACAGCCCTTAATGACTTGGCAACTTCTGAGTCCCACTGACCGCTTTGTGTATTAACAAAAAGGTCAACGCCCGGACCTTGAATAAGGCGAAGATGGTTGCATAGCGTATTGAGCGCGTGGTCTGTTTCGGTAGGCAGAGAGTTCAGATTCCTCCTGCACCACCAGTCCCCAAGCGACTCAATTACGGCGGCGCAGTCTGCTTTTCGAGTTAACTCGACTTGCTCGTCAGACAGTTTAGCTGGCGACAAGGAGAAAAAATCAGCCAGAAAATCTCTGTGATTTTCTAAAGAGAACCCAGACCCTTTCTCCTCGTCGAACTTCGCGAAATAAAGCGCAAGAGGCGACGTAAATACTTTGCCGCTAAGTCCCCCGTGCAGATCATCAAAGTTAGCAAACGGCGTCCCTATGAAGGCCTCGCCTTCATAGCCCGTGTGAGGGGCCTCTTCAAAAAGGTAGCCTACGCTCGGAGGAATGTTGTGCCAATCAACCTTCGATGTCTCACCAATCTCAGGACAAACCCTTTCGAGCGTCTTCTGTCGAGCAACTTCGTTCCATTCGATCCACATGAGATCGTTGGGGGGGGACATGAACTTGTATTGATCAACTAATTCTTCCCCGTCAGCCCGCATCGACGCCTCCATTGCGAAGTCCACAAAATCGTCGTCGAGAACGTAACGGGTAGCCAGCCTCATATCTTTACGCATACTGGAGATTCTTTGTTGGCGCTGCCGCCTGAACTGGGTAGTCTCCGGCGAGAGGCCTTTCATATAAAAACCGCGCTTAGGATTATTAAGCGCGGCGATAACATCGTCAGCAAAACTATATCGCTCAGTCATAGCGATCTCCTTTCATTTTGTTAGGCAGGTTCGTCGTCACACCCTTCGTCTATTTCGCCCTCAGTTAACGGAACATAAAATTCACCATCACAAAGTTCTTCTAGACGTATCTCTCTTATGTCGGCCTCTGTGACCCAATCTTCTTGAGCAACGTCAGAAGAGCAACCCGGACAGGTCAGCATTGACCAGTCAAGATGGTACACCTCGATCTCTACTTCGAGGCACTCAGGACAATGCAATATGTGAATGTCACGTTCGTCACCGGCATTGATATACACGGCACAGATCGGGCTACCTGATTTTGTCTCACCGGCTGGCTTCACTTTCCAGCCGCGCTTGCACAAGTCATTGACAACATCAACGCTGTCGGCGTCGAAGAATTTCAAGTACGTTAGATTGCCCATCTTTTATCTCCTTTCTAATTTCTCCAGATGATTTGCATTCATCGCATTGGACAATTTGCTTGCGAAATTTGTCACGCAAAAATCCATTTCCCTTGCAGACTGGGCATACGATACTATCACGCATCTACTTCTCCAAACATTGACGGGTTAATTTTAACCCCAAGCGGGGATGCAGGGGTTGCCCCCTACATCTCCACCTTGAGGAACGTGCCGAAAGGCTCCTGCCCCTCGAACGGATCAACACCAGTCGATGCCCACAACACCGGGAAGTGCGTCTCGTCCTGCACCTCCTTGGAAAGGCTGGCGTACCCATCCGTGAAGTAGATCAGTGCCGTGGGATCGATACCCTCCTGCTGTAGCAGCTTGAAGGGTGGCTCGAACCGTGTGCCACCGCCCGACTTGTTCTCGACCACGATGTCGCTGTAGTCGTCGAACTCGTCGTACATCTCACCGCCA